GAGCTTGTTTTATATCTTCACTAGAGTTTGGTATACCACCTACTTCTTTTTCTGCTACTGATAACTTATTCCAAATTTTGTCTGGCCTGTTCATACTAAAGCCTCTATAACCCCTTCTTCTTAAATAGTACAATAATCTTGGTTTATTGTTTTCTGCAAGTAAAGGCATGCCATAAAACACTAAAGCCATTAATACATCTTCAAAAAATATTTCAGCTGTTTGAGGCCTTGCTACATATTCAAGAAAAAAAGTATTTGCTGGAGCGTCTTCCATTGAAAACTTTGTTAATCCATGCAAAGATCCTTTAGATCCCGTTCCATCTACAGTACCTGATATATCGTAAGAGTCACAGCCAAATGCTCCCATATGTTCGTTGCCAGGATATTTCACGCCATTTTTTAAAATAACATTATTTTGTAATCTAACACCAGGAACCCAGCTCACTTTAAATCTACCTTTAGGGTTTGGATTAAAAGTAACTCTAGTATCTTTAACGCCTTCAGACCATTGAAAATTTCCTGTAGTTATTACTGAAGAGTTTTTATTACCCTCGTTATAATCTATTTGTTCGTATATTTTAATTAAATTAAATATACTGTTTCTTGTTTCATCTCTAAACGCATGCTCTTCAGTTCTTGGAAACTGGCGATAAAATTCATTTAAAGCATCTTGGTCATCTTTTAAGCCTTCAGCTTCATTATTCCAATGATCAATAACGCCCTGGTCTATTTCTAAACCATGAGGATCAAAAGCTGATTTTTTAGGAGTATTAAATACTGGCTGACCATACTCATCAATAAATCCTTCATAATTCCACTCCATTGGTATAAACAAAGAATACAAGCCTGATTTAGTTTGCCCGTTTCTGTTTCTTTTTGTTACGTTAGAATTATTATATAGATTTTTAAAATTATCACCACCTTTTTCTAACGAATTACTAGTACTACCCATCATACATTTACCAACTACTCTACTACCTAAACGTAAACAAGTTTTTGTAACTCTCCAATTATTTCTTATGTTATCAGGTCTTTCCCATTTACCACTTTCATCGTGAACTAATAAATTTAATTTTTCACCGTCATAACTATTATCACCTGTATTCTTCCAGTCTATAGTTGTATCAAGACCTTCAACATCGTCCATCTCTTCACGCTCACGTATTTTTTTACGCGTAAACTTTTTAGCTGGTACTCTATATGCAAGTTCAGACTTTGGCCGGTCCATACCGTCTTGTATTGGCTTAAAGAAAAATGGATAATTTAAACTAATAGGTACTACTTTATCTGTAAACATTTTCTTTGCGTCAGCTCCAGTTTTTGATAGTATACCAAACCTACTATCACTAGCAAGTGTTGCTAAATTAACAGTTTCAGCTGAACTCATAAAAGAAAAACCTGATCGTCTGTTTTTTAAATAACACATACCGTAACTTCTGTTATCAGCTTTACAAGCTTCCCAAAATATAAAGAATAATCTATTTGCTTCTCTATAATCTGGCGCACCTACATCTATTTTACTCCATTGTAAATACATATAGTGCGTGCCTGTTATATATGTTGGCTTACCATTATTCATAAACCAAAAACCTTCTTCTCTTCTTTTAAACTCTTCGTCTATATATTCGTAGTGGTCTTGTTTAAAATCGTCTGGGTAATCTTGCCAATCAAATACAGTTTTTATTTTTTTAAAAGCAGGATTAGCTACAAACCGTTTCCATTTTTGTTCTGATTTAATTTTACTACAACTATATATATTGTTTGGTTGTTTAGGTAAAGCTATTTGTAAACCTTGTATTTCTATGACATTACCAATCATGCCAGTCTTCGATATTACAACAATGTCATTTTCTTTATTATATCCATACTTCCATTTCTTGCTCTTATTTAATCTTTTAATAGTATTTTCTTTTATTGGCTCTACTATTTTATATAAGTTTTGTTCGTACTTCATTTTGATCTACCTTCTGCAAAACCTTTAAACTTAATTTCTTTTTTTTCTTCAACTTTACCTTCAAGCATATTTTCTTCTTCGTTTATACGATTAAGTATTTCAAAAGCATCGAATATAGCTAGTTTTTTTGTAGCAGCAGCATTTTTTAATCTATCAGCTGATATATCATCATCACTGTCTACTATAGGTTCTTTAGCTACTTTAATTAGTTCTTCAACTGCTTTTTGCCCAGCTTGGATTATATTCTTCTTCGTTTCCTTGATATTCATATTTAATTGTAATAAATTTATTCATAACTCTATATAATCTTTCTCCGTTTATAACAAACTCGTATTCACTATTAGGCATAAATCCTACTAAATCATTTATATTGAAGCTACCATCAGAATATTTGATAACGCCTATTAACGGCCTTTCTATTTCAGTATTAAATTTATTAATAGCTTTTAATGGTTTTACAAAACTAAAACCTGGCATAGCTTTTTTATTATATAAATATATTTGATCTTGTGATACTATATATTTATTTTCTTTCCAATACGACCTGCTGTTTCTTTCTCTACCTTTAACATCATGCCATCTTCTAAATATGTTATGATGTACTATTATTTCATCACCTACATTAACAGGTGATTGAAATAACAGTGGAGTAGCGATTACTTTTGCTAATCTATTTATGTATTGATGATTAAATATTTCAGTGTTTAGTATTAATTCTTTGTCATTGACTCGTACACTGTTATTGTACCTATCACCAATAGGGCTAATAATATAATCTTTGTAAGCATTCATTAATATTCTAAGTTATACTCAACTGATATTGCCATATTTTTATTAAAGTCTTTCCAAGGTATAACAATATCTTCTTTTTTAATGTAAATACAATATTTATCTTCTTCTTCTACTATATCGCAAATTTTATGACCACCATAAACTTCTTGACCTACAGAGTAGTGCATTGAATCATTTTTGTAGTCTTTGCCTATAGTTATTTTTCTTATGATATTATTTTTCATTATCTTCTCTATTTATTGTTCCGTCTGCTATATTAATATCATTTGTTCCATACTCTTTAGTAAACATTTCTTGTACTTCTAAAACTTTATTATTTACACTAAATAATTCGTGTAATAAATTATGTTTTTGACCTTCAAGTCTACCTATATTTAATTGCAAAGCGTTAACAGTGCTTATTAAATTTTTTATTGTATTTAAATGTTCATCTGATATTTTGTCAACCTTAGGTTTAAGGTCAACCATTTTTTCTTTTGCCATAATTTAATTTAATTTAATTTAATTTATATTTATTTTTTATTTTTCAAATCCAAACACTAATCTAATTGGTCTTGTGTTGTATATAAAATCATCATCTAAAACGGCATTTTCAGTTGTTGATTCAAGTGTTATAGTAGTATCAGTTAGTGATTTTACGGTACCTAATGATTTACTAATACTTGTATCAGCTGTTGTTGTTGCCGCTATTATATCACCTGGTTTAAGACATTTTCTAGGATCTACACCATCTACAGTAAAGGTATCGCCATCTAAAGTACCGTTATTAATTTGCATTGTGGATCTAAGATCAAGACTTCCACTGGATATAGCTGCTACATAAATTTTATCAAATCCAACGTTTACACCACTATCTGGCTCTCCTTCAAAAAGAATATTTCCACTCATCCCAGATCTTGCTAATGCAATAGCAGTACTATCTAAATGAGTTTCAAACGCAAAAACTGCATTAGAAATATAACCAATTATTTCATTTCTACTATTAACATCAGCAGTAAGAGCAGAATTAGCTGTACCTAAGCTAGTTGGCGCTTGCCCATTAACAGTTTTTGCAAATATTAAATCTAATTTAATTTCGTTAACTGAAGCCCCTGAATCATGCTCAGGTGCAATTTCTAATAATACAGACTGCAATAAAGATGTTCCTCTTGGAATATCAAAAGGAAACCAATCAAACACAATGTCGTTAGCACTGAATCCACTGTGCATGCCAGTTGTTTCTATAGTTGGTATTGTAGGCTTAACTTCTACTGTAAAATATTTTCCCATTTTTATTTATTTTTATTTTGTTCTTGATTCTTTTTAGACGATCCGCCGAAAAAGAAATCGACTACCGTATTAACTTTAGCACTCATAGCTCCAAATATAGTAGAAATAAAACTTATTTCAAATTCACCTAGCTCAATATCTTTCATTACAAAAAATCTGAACATCATGAAACTTAATCCAAAGTATGCTGCTGTAAATAAAGTTGCAAGGACTTTTTGAATGAACGCATCGTCTTTATACATTTCGCGTGCACTTTTTCTGTCTTCAACTTCTTGTTTAAAAGCTTCTGTCTCGGCGTCAAGTAATAACCGTCTAAGAGCGAGTTTTGCTTCATCTCTCTCTTTGTCTGTTGTAATAACTTTATCAAGTATTCCTTCTGCATTGTCTACTACTTTGCCGAATAAGCCACCTATAAATTTTCCTATCATCGTTTATTATCTTTTATCATATCATCGATAGACTTATTCATTACCTTATCGGTGTATGATTTGTTATTAAAAAACACATTTGATTCTGAAGTAGGTATATCTTCTTCCCCTAAAAGTATACGATATATTCTACTTATCAAGTGTGAGCACTTGAAGGAGGTTTTGAATACAGAGTATTTGATGGTTGTTCTGTTTCTGTGTC